CACAGCAGGATATAATTGCTCGTATGTAGCAATCAATCGTGTTCGTGCTTTCGATGAAATACTATATATTTTGATGTGTGGTACAGGTGTTGGTTTCTCGGTGGAGAGACAATATGTTGAAAAACTTCCTACAATTGCTGAAAACTTCTCTGCTAGTGATACCACTATCATTGTGGAAGATAGCAAGGCTGGTTGGGCTAAGGCTTACAAAGAACTTGTCTCCTTACTCATTGGAGGTCAAATACCAAAATGGGATATATCAAAAATTCGTCCTGCTGGGGCTCGTCTCAAAACTTTCGGTGGCAGAGCAAGCGGACCAAGACCTCTGGAAGACCTGTTTAAGTTCACCGTTGATACTTTTAAGAGAGCATCGGGGAGAAAACTCACAAGTATCGAATGCCATGATATCGTCTGTAAAATTGCAGAAATTGTGGTGGTGGGAGGAGTCCGTAGATCTGCTCTTATTAGCCTATCCAATCTTACAGACGAAAGAATGCGAGATGCCAAATCTGGTGCATGGTGGAATGAAAATCCGCAAAGAGCACTCGCAAACAATTCCGTTGCGTACAAGGAAAAACCAGAAATAGGAGTGTTCATGGATGAGTGGGTTTCGCTATATAAATCAAAAAGTGGAGAACGTGGTATTTTTAATCGCGATGCTTGTAGGAAGACTGTCGCTAAACTTGGAGATCGCCGTGACTCGTCTTATGAGTTTGGTACAAATCCTTGCTCTGAGATTATTCTACGCGACCGTGAATTTTGCAACCTTACTGAAGTTGTAGTTCGTCCAGGTGATGGTCTAGCATCTCTTCGTCGTAAGGTTCGTCTTGCTGCTATTCTTGGAACTTGGCAAGCATCACTAACTCACTTCCCATATCTTTCTTCTGAATGGAAGAAGAACTGTGAAGAGGAAGCATTGCTAGGACTCTCACTCACTGGTATTCTAGACAACCAAATGATGCGTTCGGTTGGCGATCTTCCAAACACCTTGGAGGTTCTGAAGCAAGAAGCAATTACAACCAATGAAGTTTGGGCAAAAACTATTGGTATTAATCCAGCAGCAGCAATCACTTGCATCAAACCATCGGGTACAGTCTCACAACTAACTGATGCAGCATCTGGTATTCATGCTCGTCACAATAATTATTACATCCGCACGGTTCGTGCTGATCGTAAGGATCCTCTGTGCCAAATGATGATTGATATGGGATTCCCTGCGGAACCTTGTGTAATGAAACCAGACCACACAATGGTCTTCTCATTCCCAATGAAAGCAGAGGGATCAATTACTCGTAACGACATGACTGCAATTGAGCATCTAGAGTTATGGTTAACATATCAGAGACACTGGTGTGAACACAAACCATCAATCACTGTCACCGTCAAGGAACACGAATGGATGGAGGTCGGAGCATTTGTTTACAAGCACTTTGATGAAATCAGTGGCATCTCATTCCTTCCCCACAGCGATCACTCATATCGTCAAGCACCTTACCAAGACTGCACTAAAGAAGAATATGAAGCAGCATATATACAGATGCCAAAGAATGTAGACTGGACTCTACTTTCTAAATATGAGAAAGAAGATAAGACTGTAGGAGCACAAACCTTTGCCTGTAGTGGCGATAAATGTGAACTTGTAGATCTTACTACATAATAAGTACCCCACTTGAGATAGCATCTCAGGTCCGACAACCCCCCTACCCCCCGTCTATGGGGGGTTGTTTCTTTTATAAATACTGGTAGGAGACATCATATGAAAAGTATTATAGCAACGGCAGCATCTTTTTTATTGATGGTTAGTTCAAGTTTTGGTCAGACTAATCCTGATGCAAAGATTAATCTGATTCTAGAATCACCAGAAACAACAGTTTCTGTTGGAGAAACATTTGAAGTTCCAATTTTAATGGCAGCAGCAACAGAACCACAAAGATATATTGTATCTGATATAATCTTTGGTTGGGATCAAACAAAACTTGAGTTTCTTGGTATAAGTCACGTTGGTTCGCATCCAAATATTTGGGTTCCCCCAAGTGGTATGCCATGCCCCGCTGGTTATCAAAATTGTGCTGGTATTGGTACTGACTACACACAGATCAATGAAGCAATTCCACCCGCAGATGGTAATGGACTCTACTACGGATATGGTGCTCTTGGATATGTGTTTATAGTGAATCAACAACCCATTCAAATTGTTCGTTTACAATTTAAAGTTTTAGAATCATTTGTTCAAACCGAAGTTAAGGTTCTTCCAGAATACAATACTGTTATCGAAAACAAAACAGTAATCTATGGAAGCAATATTCCAGGATTATCTGTTCTTGGTACAATAACCGATGCAGTCATCTTTGGAACTCCCGCACCCGCTGGAGATTTTAACGGAGATGGTGTAGTTGGATCTGAAGATATGGCAGCATTACTGGGAAATTGGGGAGCATTATCCTTCAAGAATAATCCATATGATTTAGATGGAGATGGTGTGGTGGGTGCTGGAGATCTAGCAATACTTGTGTCAAACTGGAGTTAAGAAAAACCCCCCGAAAGGGGGGTTTTTTATTTACCTTGTCTCATTTGTTTTCCAAAATTTCTAGCAAAGTTTCTTCTCCACGCCGCATCTTTTTGCATTTGTGCTTGGAATGATTTTCCAAATCTAGTTCTACGATTTGCATCACTTTGCATTTGTGTTTGGAATGCTTTAGCATCTTCACCACGCTTAATGGTTTCTTGTCCCGCTTGTAGTGCAAATTTTTCCCCTGCTGACAAATCAAGTGGTTGGTTTGCAACAATAACTGGTTTTGGTTTTGTTACCTCTGCCTTTGGAGTTGTTTGTGTTGCGAAGTTAGAAGATGCCATTGTCTCTGCTGTTGTTTTTGCGCCTAACTCTGTTGAGATCTTTCTAAGTTCTCTTTGTAGATTTGCTTTGACTGGCGATTCTTCTTGCTTTGGTGCTTTATCTTCTTCTTGCCATTTTTGCCAAACTCTTTCTGCTTCTCTTCTTCTCTGAGCACCAACAGCACCACCAGGACTTCTTGCGTCAGCTCCGTATGCTGCAAAGTCTGCACTAGTTTCTTTGCGAACGGGGACTATAGTATTAGAATATCCACCACCGCTTCTTCTTGGTCTTGTTTGTTTTGGTTGTTGTCTATTTCGGTTTGGGATTTCTAGATCACTAGCAGATACAGTTTTAGTTGCTCCAGATTCATTAGGCACATTGATTTGTGGAGAATCTGGTTTAATTAATTCATTATATGCATATACTCCACCTGCTACACCCGCTGCAACTCCAGCAGTTCTAACTACTGGTTTTACTCCAGGTATATTTTTAACAAAATCATATCCTTGTTTTATTCTTTGTCCTATACCTTCGTTCAGTCTTTGTTTATAAAATTCTACTTCTTCTCTCATTGGATTTTGACCTCTTAGTTTTCTTTTTTCTGCCCATTTTCTATCTAGTTCTGCTATTTTATCTTGAGCACGTTTGACATTATCTGATCGAATTTGATTGAATCCTTGTTCACCATATCTTGCAACTAATTTTTGTTTTGCTTCATCTGCCATTCTTTGTCTCATTTTTCTACCAAGGTCAAGTGACATTTGTGATTGAGCGGTTAAAGCATCACCTTTATCTCCCATAATGTCTTGCGGAGTAAGAAGAGATTGACTTGTTCTTGGACCACGAAGATCTTGTATTTCCATGCGTTCTGGTTCTCCTGGTTTTCTTCCAAGTTCACCTTGTCGCACTGTTATAAATCTACGATTTTGTACATATTCTCTTGCTTCGGGTGGCAGATTTTCCCATTTTCTCTCTTCGAATGGTTTTTTTAATTCTTCTTGACCAACAGCAACATCTCTTGCAAGAGAGGAGAATTGTTGTGCGCTTCTTTCTACTTCTCTTATTTTTTCTGCTTTTCTTTCTTCTTGCTTCTTTTTCTCTTGATCAAAAATATTAAGAATATCAAGACCTGCTCTGATCCCTTGTAGTGGCATAAAATTCTCCTAATGTATTTATAAACAACCCCCATTTCTGGGGGTTGGTATTATCAGTATCCTCTCATTGGAGGCATTGGGGGTCTTCCCATGCCACCCATAGGTGGTCTTCTTCTCTGGGGCATAGGAGGTCTTCCCATGCCACCCATTTGTGGTCCACCCATTTGTGGTCCACCCATTGGAGGTCTTCCCATACCACCCATAGGAGGCATACCACCACCCATTGGTCCACCCATTCCACCACCCATTGGTCCACCCATTCCACCACCCATTGGTCCACCCATTGGGGGCATACCACCACCCATCATATCCATATCCTCTTCGCCTTCCATTGGAGGCATACCACCACCCATTGGTCCACCCATTCCACCACCCATTGGTCCACCTTGTTGTTGACCTTGTTGTTGCATCATTGCACTTTGTGCAAGTGCTTGATTTCTTGCATCGTCTGCGGGATCAGAGAGATCACCAAACATTGTTGGTGTTGATTTTTTCTTTTGTTGGTTTGGATTAAATCTGAAGTTTTGACCCATTGCTGCTGGGGGTTCTTGTTGTTGTGGGGGCATTCCACCACCCATTCCACCACCCATTGGAGGCATTCCACCACCCATTCCACCGCCCATTGGAGGCATTTCTCCCATACCACCCATCATACCCATTTCGTCTTGACCCATTTCTCCACCCATTGGAGGCATTGGTGGTTGACCCATCATACCCATTTGGGATCTTCTTCTTTGTGGCATCTGTGGTCTTCTACCACCCATTTGTGGTCCACCCATGCCGCCCATGGGAGGCATACCGCCACCCATACCAAAGTTCTCATTCATTAATACTTTGGTAATTGAATCGTAAATTCTTTTATCTGAGTCTTTCATTGTTGTTTCCTTTTTAGTTTAAAAATCTTGTCTACCCATGCGATATCCGCCTGGTTTAATATCTGGACTGATCATTTGTGCTGTAGATCTGGGTCTTACGGGTCTTACTCTATCGATTCCTCGTCTTTTTAGTTCAAGGTTTCTTTGCTTTATTGCTTCAAGTCTTTGAATTTGTTTTTGTAATTCACTTTCTGCTTGTGGTACTACACTATCAACTTTTGCGGATGCGCCAGGTGCTGCAAACTGACCAACTTGTGGTTTTCTTATATCACTTGTACTAAATTCCAATGGAATATCATACTTATTTTCACCGTGTGCTTTTGCGCGATCTACTGCAAGATTTTCTGCATTTTTTAATCTTCTTAGTCTTTCGGTTTCTGATATGCCAAAATCAACATTAAATGGATCTTTTGTCTTGCTTGTATCTACATTTTTAGATCCGACTGCTGGACCCAGTGGTACTTTTGGTGTTTCAGCAGATGGCATTGCTCCTGCTGGTGCTTTTGGTTCATCTGGTACGTCCTCATACCTAGAAACCGTGACTAGTGGTTGACCACTAACATCAACACCGTAAAGATCACCGCCTGGTCCAGTTCGTGGAACACCAGCAATCATTCCAGCAACCTTTAAAGCACCAGTTTCTGGATCTCTCTCTGCTTTTTCTGCTGCTGCTTGGGTTTGTCTGAGTAGACTTTGTTGTTCTGGTGACAATTTATCAATATCAGCCATGCGATAAGTTGTAGAACCAACGTATTTTCTCTTTTGCTCATTTAGAAATACATTATTAGTTGCTTCTGAAAGCGATCTTAATAATTTATTGTTGTAGTAATTTGAATTGAATTTGTACATTGCTTCTCCAACTTTACTAAATATTTATATCAATGATTATTTCTGCCATAGATTATTCCTTAAACGGACCAGCGGTTTGTGTATTTGACACCAAAAAAGAGTTCAATTTTAAGAATTGTAACTTTTATTTTTTGACAGACACAAAGAAATACGCAAATACATTCATGAATAACATACACGGGGAGATGTTCTTGACGTATGACCAAGATTGTGAAAGATATGATTCCATATCAGATTGGGTTGTTCGTGTCACAATTGGATCAGAAAGAATAGGTTTAGAGGGATATGCGTACAATGCCACGGGTCGTGTCTTTCATATTGCAGAAAACACAGGAATATTAAAATATAAACTTTACCAGTTAGGCATACCTGTAGATATCATTGAACCAACAAAAGTTAAAAAACTGTTCACTACCAAAGGAAATGCTGATAAAGAGTTAATGTATAAAAGTTTTGTTCAGGAAACTGGATTCGAGTTGCAAGAAATAATCACACCAAACAAAACACTTCTCGGAAGTCCAGTCACTGACATCATAGATGCATATGCTATTTGCAAAGCACTTTATGAATCTTTACAACCCTGATCTTTTCTATACCCCTGTAGAACAATATAATGGGTGGGTACATCTTCTGGGTTTTTTTCTGCTCTTTTCGTTGCTGCATCAAATTCCTTTTTAGTCAAAAGGAGTTCATACCTATACCCAGCAGTATCGACATGAGTGCAGAAATAATATTCTTCTGCTTCTTTATTTGTTTTTCTTTTATGGTTTTTTGCCATTAGTATGATTCCCTACCAACATTCATTTTACTGAGAATGCTCATCGCTAATCTTCTGCGTCTGGGATTTGAATTCACTGGTTGCTTACCATATAGTGGTTCAAACCCTCCCATGTTAGCAGCGGTGTAATTTGCTTGTGCTGCTCTAGAAACAGCAACCTCTGATGAATCTGGTTTTCCAGATGGGTTAACACCTATTCCTGCAATTGCACCACCACCAGCTGCCATCTCTTCTTTGATTTCTTTTGCTGCCTTTTTGAATTTTTCTTTCTGTGCAACATTTGCAGCAGTGAATGATTGTGGTATAAATTTAACTTGACCATGACCTGGTAATTCAGAAACAAATCCTTCACCATTTGAATGACCACCTTCGGGAGTCATTGGTAGACTTTTATTTCTGTGTAGAATGTCTACGATGATGTTTCTTGCAGCATCAGCATGATCGTGTGCTTTGAGTAGATTATGAAGTGCTGCTGGGTCTTTATCTACGAATTCTAGATGTCCCATGATTCTTTGTTTATCTGCGCTGCTCTTTGCCTTATCTGCTTTGGATTTTAACCAATCCTTTAGAGAACCAATAGATCTTTCTGTCACTTCTCCTCTTTGAACTGCATTGGTGTATTGCTTGAAGATGAGATGTCTATGACCTGTTTTGTTTGTTGGATCGACGTGTTCTGCTATAGATTTTGCAATTTGTTTTACTTTTTTATCATTCAGAAGAGTATTTGCATTTGATATATGCGTATTGAGTTTTTGCATCTCTTCTGGAGTTGTATCGAATGACTGATTGTTGAGGGAGAGATGTGGAAAGTGTGCCTCTTTCGACTCAAGGAATGTCACATCTGGATTTGATCCAGTTTTCTCACCAGTATCAGTATTCAGTTGTGTGTGTACCGCAACTGCATACTTCTTTGATTTCGCTGGTTTCATGTATGATATTAGATTTCCCTTGAATGTCGTTGGTGATGATTCTAGAGCAATATCTGCTTGATAACCAGTATTTGATCCAATTGAAGGGTGTTTTGCTGACTTCAATCCAACCATGAATGGTTGTGTAAGATATGGTTTTTCTTTTGTCTCTTGTTCTATTTCTTGTTCCGAATAGAGATGTGGAGATCCTTCACCCTTATATTTCACGAATGGTCTTCCACCATTTCTACCAAATACAATTGATACACTTCCATCTACCTTATATGATAAATTGTGTCCAGGTTGTGGTCTTCCTGCTAGAAAGTTAGCAGTTGCTTTCAAATGCTCTATTGCTGCATTTGGGTTACCAGTGTATAGTTTTTCACCATGATGCTCAAGGTGCTTGATTACCTGTATAGATTCGTTTAAATTTATTCTACTGAAAAGTTCTGTTACTGTAATCATTTTACTCTCTGTAATATTTTTTCTATTCTGTGGTCACAATTTATAGATTCTAGATCGACTTCTGGTATTGACTTTGGAAGATACTGTAGATATTGCAGAAAGGTTTTTAGATAAGAATGCAACTCTTTCGGTAGTTTATAAAATAAGATTCTCGTACATGCCTCTGCACCAAACAAATTTTGTAAAATAATAAGGTGATTTAAAACTAATCTTTCTTTTAAATCACCATATTTTTTATATTTAAGAAGAAGTCTTTTGACGTATTTTACTCTACAGATATCTTCTTTAAATTCGTCAATCCCAGAACATAATGGATTGCTATACATTTTCATAGCATACATTACAAAATTATTTGGACAGAGTTTGTCTTTCATGATATAAAGGGTTTGTTTATCTTACTCTCTTTAACTGTCTATCTTCTCTTTTACGACTTTTAATCGTTTCTGACTCTTTTGCACCTGTTATATCAGTACCAATATGTGCTTGACGAATTTCTTCCTGTTCACTTATTGGTGAAACCATTTCCTTAATAGTTTTGATTCTCTTGTTTCTCTTAATCTTCTTCATCATTGACTCAGTTACCTCTCCCTTTGGAGTCATTACTGCATCAATTTTATATCCATCACTTGTTTTGTTGACCTTAAAGTTTAAATTGAACTTTGG